TTGGACTAATATCAAAATAAGTCCCAGTGAGACTAGAATGAGACGTATCAAACTTGTACTTATAATATTCTTGCAATCCTACATTAGGATTAGGTACAAATGATACATTATCATCTGAGAATTCAAATTTATATCCTACATCTTCTGCAGATTTAATAGAAACTAATCTTTGTGGAGAACTAGAATCAAAGAAACTAGAACTTAATACAACCTTATCTGCATTTGAGCTAAGAGTACCATAATCATAAACAATAGTAATCTTTTGTGTAATAGGATCATATGATTGAACATAACCAGATGTTGCTGTATTGAATATTTTAAAGTTATTAGTAAAGTTATATCTTGAATTATAAAGAGATACTTCTTGTCCATCAAAATGATCTACATCATCTGTTCCTTGTTGACCTCTAGCTACAGTAATTTCTTTATTATCAATAGAAATAATTTTTAAAATCTCATCACCAATCTTAATCTCATCATTATCAGAAAATCCAAGAGCACTGTCTACAACTAACTTTGTAGCACCAGCAGAGAATCCAGCATGATCAACATATAAAGTAAATCTTGATGTTGATTGAGAAGCACCAGATCTTACTAAATCTTCATCTTCAACAGATACATAGTCTCCTCTTTTATATCCAGTACCAGCATTTTCTATTGTAACATTTGATACAATACCTGCATCAGATACAATAAACGTAGCAGTTGCACCACTACCAGATCCACCCGTTAATGAAACTGTAGTATATGTACCAGCAGTATAATCTGCACCACCATTAAGTATTGAAAACTTACCAATACCTGTAAAATTAATATTAGTCTTATTCTCAGGTGGAATTAATGTAGCTTCTTGGTATAATCTCTTTCTTAAATAATATGTTTTTACTTTATCAAAATGACTTGGAAGTATATCAATATCAACGTTATCTCCAACACCTAATCCATGATCAGAATTAGTCTCTACAAGAGCAACACTTTGATTAACTTCAAATGGTTCTAATCCATCACTAAGTGATGTTAATCTTTCAATCCTTGTTCCAGATGTATTGAACAAATCATCAGATTGTATAAAGTATGTGTTATCAACAACCCATGTACCTGTCAAAACCTTGATCTGGACTGTGTTTTGAGAGGATGTTCCTTCTAATACTTCAGCAGTAGCAATAGGTGCATTAACACCATCAGTAAGACTTAATGTTGCACCTTTAGTATATGAACTTCTTTGATCTAATAAAACTGTAAATGTTTTGATTGCAGCAGAGAAAGTACCAGTGTTATCAAATGTACCAACTACATTCTTTAGTACAATTGTACTATCATTCTTTACTGTACCAACAATCTCTCCATAAGCACCAGAAGATGGTTGAGTTAAAGTATCATCAGCAAATAGATATGCACTCTGTATTACTGTTAACTTAACAACCTTATTCTCTCTTGAATGTAGATAACTAACACCTTTACCTTTAACAGAAGAGATTATAGCTTCTGCTTCATCTCCTTCTGTTCCATTATTATCAAAATATATTTGAGAATTAATAGAGAAGTTACTAGATGAATTAATAATATCTACTGCATCAACAGTTCCAGATCTTACTTCTTCAATCTTAGCAATGAGTCCTTCACCATTACCTTGCATTCCAGCAACATAATATTTTTTAGATTTCTTTGGAATATCAGCTTGATTGATATCAGAATTATAATTACTGTCTACAGGTAACGAATAAAAATTCTCACCTATAACATAGGGGTATTGCGGTACTTGATTACTATCAATAGTAATGAAATAAGCATAAGTTCCTTCTGGAAATTCTGGGGTAACACAAAATCGTCCATTGTTTTCGTCTAGTGTGCCACTCTTATGAGTGTAGGTATAATCATTATTGAATGTACCTAATGGATACTTATCTACTGAAGGACCCTCAGCACGTGCTGCATTTAAAGAATAACTAGAAGTCATTCTAGTAATATTAGTTGTTGCATCTAGTGGGTTTTCATAACCAAAAGCACCATATATGGGATTACCATCATAAGCAAAACCAAGTATAGGGGAATGTGTCTTATCAGTAGGTTCAGAACCTGTATTACTTATATTGTCATTAAGACTAACTCTTAAAGCTTTAGGGTTAGCAATGTACCCATAACCATATTCTAATGCAGTATTATAATTTTGGAAGATATAACCATTCTCAGTATCAAGTTCATTTTCCAATTTTGTATATCTGTTATAATTCCATTCTTTAAGTAAAGGAATACCACTAGCACCTTCGCCAACAGGTATAACATCTACAATAACAGTATTTTGGTTATAGAAATTACCTTCATCAATTTTTTCAAATCCAGTAATATTACCATCAGTGTTTACTACTGAATTATAAGTTGCAAATCTTCCTCTACCAGCATTATCTCTAATTCTTATAAGTGGAGGTGAAGAATAGAATTCACCTGGATTCTCAATAGATAAACTTGTTACTTTACCACCAGTAACAACTGCTTTAACAACTGCATTTCTACCAGAAGTAATTGTAACATCAGGTGTTCTTGGAAAAATATCTTTAGTATCTACAATAATTCTTTCTACAACTTCTCCAGCAAGAACTGCCCTAGCTCTACTAGGAACTTGATCTATTAAAACAAATGGTGGTGAAACATATCCTCTTCCTTGAGACAATACTTGAATTTCTTCTAACTTACCATAACGAATACTATCAGGATCTTTATAACTGTAAACAGGAACACCATTTAATAAAATACCAGTATCTCTTCTGGGAGTTGAATATTTCTCAGTAGTCCTTGTAGCTTTCTTTCTAATAATACGAAGTAACTTCTGATCTAATAACTGCTCATTTACTGTAGATCCATCTAAAATCTTATGTGATGGGAAACTAGAACTTGTAATGTAATAATACTGATCATCTCCAAATATAGAAGATACATCTGTAGTTAATTCAGATATAGATGACTCTAATGTTGGGAGAGTTGGTATTAAAGGTGAATTACCTTGATTAAATATCCATCTAGTATTTTTTGTACCAACATTAACTATCTTAGGATCATCAGTTTCAAAACCTGGATTAGAAACTTCAATATTATCGCCAGGACTTGAATATGGTTGTTTAGATTCAGGTGATAGGTTATATACAACACCAAATGTTAAAAGTGTCACACCAGAACCACTAATAGTTACTGGTTTATAAACTGAAGTACCAACAGGATAATTGATTGCTCCTGAAGCTTGTCTTTCATCAATAATAAACTGAGTTACAGTCTTAGAACTAAAAGTAATTGTTTCTGTTCCAATTAAAAAGGATCCTATAGAACCCCATCCAAGAGTAGATGAAACATTAATTCTATTTCCAGTTGAAGCTATACCAGTAAATACCTGTTCAGTTTTAGTTTTAGTTGATATTGCAAAAGATCCATTAACAGTCTCTGGAGCCAACACAATATTATATACTACTTCACCGTCAGAAGTACCATCAGCATATACATTATCAACTGCAGCATCTGCATACCCATATTCATCAGTAGCAGTCTGTATAATCCTTTCTCCTATTAAATTCTTTACATCACCAGATATAACCTTACACTTAAGAGCATATACACTAGTCCAATCAGATTCAGATACTTTATAAGTAAAATCTCTTGGTTTGTATACTTCAGGTTTATCGTCATGTTCTTTGGCAACGATAGTATTAAAAACAAATTTAATAGAACTATCAGTTCCCTTTGCTTTATAGAACTTTTGAATATTTTTAATTAAAGTTCTTTTATCTACTTCACCTTTAAGATATTTCTCAGGAAATGATCCAAGGTATTGATTCTCAAAATTCTTTACAAATGCATATAGGAAGAGGTTACTAACATTATAAACCTTCTGTCCTGAATTATGTGCAGCTGCAGTAGTACCAGTAAAGGTACTTGCGTTATAAAGATCACCTAATGTAGTATTACCGCTAACACCCCTAGAACAACCATTTAAAGTTGTATTAGTTCTAGTTGCATAGAAGATGATCTCATCATCTATTCTTACGTATCCGTTTTTCTTCGGAAAACTCGTTGCATCTTGTAGTACAATTGTATCATCATCACTAGAAATACTAGTGTCCAACAAATCAAACTGTCTAAGAATATTTTGTTCATAGTAATCAATATCAGCGTATTTTTGAATATTATTAATAACATCCAAGGTACCACCCTGTACCTCCTGTGCTTCATAATACTTCTGAACAAACTTGGAGAATAGTTCGTATTCAGTTGTTATAAACTCAGGAAGCTGCGTCTCAATAAGAGTTGAAATTCGCTTTGTTTTTACGGATGGCATTCGTCTTACTCTTTATATGCAGTGAATGAAGAATTGGCAACATCAACATCTAGATATACTTCACGTAGTGCCTTAATATCGTTGGATTTAGGTTTAACTTTAATTGAGATGCGATTATCAAAGAAACTACCTTTAATGATAGTTAAATTATACATCTTAAGTTCACCTTTTACATAATCTATATCACCAATATCCTTGTCAAGGACAACTTTCTCACCAGTTGCAGTATCCAGTCTATATAGGACTATTTTGCCATCATTATCTTCAATGAATACATCAAAATTAGGATACTCTGTTACTCTAAACCCAGTGCTAGACAGGGTAGGTTCATCACAATCTTTATCAAATTCATTTTGAAAACATACTTCATAAAAGAACGTTGAATTGAGTGAAGGATAGAAATCCTTTCTCATTGTTACTTCTGTTATATTAGAATTAATAGATCTATCTGCATCATCTATAACTGCAGCTGCTTTACTATGCCTAAACTTACCATTAAATCTTTCAGTCTTACTAGTCTCAAGATAAGATTGAACTGAACCAATTACTTTGTCTTTAATCTGTGAAGTAGACTGATCAGTTATACTACTATCGTAAAAGACCTTACTTGTTAGCTCAACATATAGAACTGATGGATCTATTAGTTTTGGTTCTACTGAAGCAACAACATACTTCTTTAATTCTTTTATGATCTCTTGTTTTGTTAAAGATGTAAGGTATGTTGCATCTTTTGGTTTTAATGATATAAAAACTTTACCATATTCTGGAGGATCTTGATCTTCTCCACCAAAAATAATGATATCACTTGTTGCTGGATATACTCTTCTAACGATTGCTTCGTAATCTTGTGCTGTTACTGCTCTATCCTGTGTTCCATATGACTTAGGAGCAGTATATTTTATCTTATCAATAGTTTCAATCTCTTCACCGCCAGATGAGGCAACTGTAGAGTCAATAGACGTAGTATATGCATTTGGAGTTACACCATCAGGATTTTCCAATACACCAGCGAATATAAACGTTCTGATGCCATTACTCTCTGAACCTGAAGTTGTTAGGTATGACACTTCAATACGTGTACCATCATCTAACTTCTTGCCGAGAACCCCGTCACCCACTAGGATCTCATACCTCTCATCTTCAATCTCATCTAAGAAAAAGACTTTAGAGTTACCATCAACACCAAGTATGTTATCTGCTATTAGATATGGTTCACTAAAGCTTCCACCGCCAGGGAAGACCTTTACTCTAATAGTATTGGTGTCTATGTTCTGATTGTCAAGAATAAACCTTTGTGATTTCTGTGCTTCTACAATAGTAAATGTATTAGTAATTGATGTTCCTTCTTTTACTGGTACATTTGTGAATATTGCTGTATCGTTTGCTACCTGTGCTTTGAAATCATCTAAAACAACATACTGATAAATGTTGTTGTCATAATTTGCTATAAAACCTGTACCCTTCTTAAGTAATAACTCTGTATCACTTGTTGGGTTTGAATAATTTACTGTAAATGAAACATATGCTGTAGGAGAGGTAGCAGATTTTGGTCTATAACCTAATTGCTTTGCTATTGCTACTACGTTGTCTCTGAGAGTGGCAGAATCAATGAATAGTTCATTGACTACCATATTGGTGTTAAACGCTGTGTAGTACGTATTATACGCAAGTGTATCTACCAGAGTCGCTAATGCCGATCCTTCAAAATCATAATCAGTAAAGTCTGACTGTGCCCTTAGGTATTCTTTAAGGGCAACTTTGATATCCTCAAAGTCTAAATTGGCAACCTGTGTATAAGGCATTATCGTGTACGCTCTAAGAAGAATTCTACAGCTACTGGTGCGTCTTCTCTACCGATAATAGTATAAGACAATTCTACTTCATATCCATTGTTATCAAAATCTGGTTGACAACGAATAGAATCAACTTCAATACGTGGTTCATATTGATTTAAAACATTCGCAACCTCAGACTTAATGATACCAGCAGATCCATAATCTAATGGTTCAAACAAAAGATTCTGTATACCAGAACCTAAGTTTGGTTGAAATGGTCTTTCGCCTTTCCTAGTAAGAAGTAAACCTGTAATTGATTGTACAATCGCAGCCTTATCCTTCACTGTGACAAGATCATCAGTGACAGGGTGTTTCTTAAATGTGACACTCAAATCTTTGAATGTCTGAAAGGTCGGCATTTAGACACAGCATGGCTGTTTTTATTTATCTCAATAATCTAACCGTATAGGTTTACGTTATACACTTTGCGACGAGGTGGATACTTATATCTCAATGGTTTCTTAACTGCAAGGTATATTTTCAATAATAATTCTGTACTCATTTAACACTATAAAAGGTATACTTTAAAAATAATTCTTCCCCTTTCTTAATGGGTTTAATTGTCTTCATGTGATAGATCTTTCCCCAATCCTCTTCTTCATACCACTTGACACAATTAGGGTCTTCACTATGATTTATAAACCCACCCAAAGGAGTTCTCATAATATCATCATCCACTACAACATGAGAGATACCAAGATACATCATGGCATCTATATCTACTTTGGCAAATAGTCCTTGTCCTGCGACAGGACTATCTTTAACATGTAATTCTGGTGGAAGTGCTTGATACATTACTTTGGTCTTCTAACTGGTTGTTCGTATTTTGGCTTCATAGTTCTCTCGTTGTATGCATCTAGATCACGAGAATGAATTTGAAGTAGACTGCCAAGAATTTCTTTATATCTCTCTATCAATTTTTCTTTATCATTCTCTTTTCTAAAGATGTCCTTATCATAACTTGATTTGTCTCTTTGTGCCCAGAGTCGCATTCCGTCAGGTGATAGTTCATCAGCCAAGAGTAAATTGCCTTCAGCATCGTATCCAAACTCCAATTTAAAATCTACAAGGTCTAAACTCATCTCATGGAATATCTTTTTCAATTCCTTATTAATCCATTGAGCACGGTATTCAAACTCTTTAAGTTCTTTACCATATCCCATTAGGTTAATCCTACGATAAGTTAAAAGAGGATCATCTTTCTCATCACTCTTAAGATAGTATTCTACCACAGGATGCTCAAATTTGGTACCCTCTTCAATACCAAAGGTATCTTTAACAATAGAACCAGTAGCAATATTTCTAACTACCACCTCAATAGGAATGATATCTACCTTCTTACAGGTCATTGCCTTATGAGTAGGCATATTAATATAATGTGTCTTTACTGCTCTTATTTGCAACATCTTAAACAAGAGGGTAGAGATCTGACAACAGACCTCACCTTTACCTTTTATATACGCTTCCTTCTTACCATTACCTGCAGTAACTCTATCTTCATACTGTATGATAACTTCATCTTCTTTATCAGTAGCAAATACTGTTTTAACCTTTCCTTTTGTAATCATTGTATTTCTCCTATAACAAATGAATCAAATGACTCTATTAATGAATCGTAAGCTCTAAGGACATAGAAAGTTTCTTCTACTACGTCAGGTGGAACAACAAAGCAATAACCTATACCTAAGTTAAATACTCGTCTCATCTCCTCTTCCTCTATCTGGCCAGCATTCTGGATGACATTATAGATATCAGGACGTTTCCATGCAGAATAGTCTATCTCTGCTCTGAGACCCTCTGGAAGGCATCTGGGGAGGTTTTCCACAATTCCACCCCCTGTAATGTTTGCCATACCAAGAACAGGTATGTTATGTATTAAAGTTTTTACTATCTTAGCATAGATTCTAGTAGGTTCAAGTAATTCAGGATGTTCTTTTAAAACTAAATCCTGATGCCATAACAAATATCTAACTAAACTAAAACCATTACAATGTAATCCACTACTCGCAAGACCAATTACCTTATCTCCTTTCTTTATATCTCTACCATCTATAATATCTCTTTCTTCTACAACACCAGTACAGAAACCAGCAAGCTCAAGATCATCAGGAACACCCATTCTCTTACCATGTTCTGCAGTCTCTCCTCCAAGCAACGTACAACCTGATTCTTTACATCCCTCTGCTATGCCCTCTACAACAGGCAGGAGCACTTCTGGATTAAGTTTACCACACTTCATATAGTCTAGGAAGTACAGAGGTTCTGCACCGCATGTAATAACGTCATTGACACACATAGCAACTAGGTCTATACCTATTCCTTTCATAATATTAGGATTACCAGTTGCAAGAAGTGATGCAATGTAAGATTTATTACCTACTCCATCAGTACCAGATACCAAAATAGGTTCCTCATACCTAGAAGGAATTTTCATCATGCCATTAAAACCACCAAATCCACCCAAAACCTCAGGTCTATGAGTGGATTTTACAATATCTTTAATGTCATTAACAAAATTATTACCAGCATCTATGTCAACACCAGCAGTTTTATAATCAAGCATGTCTTAATAGGTCAAAATTTGCAGAAACAACAATTCGTCTCCCTTTTACAGGAGGAACTTCATGCATTAATGTAGATGGCCAGATCAAAAGTTGACCAACTTGTGGTTTTAAACACAATTCTTGATCAAACATACCCTCACTTTTCTCTCTACGTTCAAATACTATAGAAGAAGGGTTCTCATCTAGCTCAACATAATAAGAAATTGCAAACGCTGATGGCCAATGATCATGTGCAACGGTGTAATCACCCTCTTTATAATCAGCAAACCAAAAGTTTCTGCATACCCATTCAGCATTACACTTAGGGAAATACCCCTGAGCAACAAAATTAACAGCATCTGTGACAGATTTTACAAAATTATCAAGATGAGGAGACATAATTTCATGGGTTTTCCATGCAGTATGCCATGCCTTAACGTTACTAGTGTTACTTTCTGGGTATTTTTCCTTATATTCTTCTAAAACTGCTTTCAGGTAGACGTTAATTTCTTCATGACCGTCTACAATAGTATCAAAAATAGGAAGATACTTCCTAACATGATGTGTATTAATTGCTCCCATAGGGTTATCCTTGCCAAATTAAGTCGGGCATCTGGTTTTGTCCTGGTCTGACAACAAACATCAGTATAAAATATCCAATAAACCAGATAATATTGAATAACCAAGCTTGTCTCCATAGGTATTTTCTAATTCCCATAGAAATTGCGACCTTTCTCAGGTCATCTTCATTGTCTTCGTTACCTACAGACCTAAAAATCTGTTCAATAATGACTGCAATGATGGTTCCTACCACTAAAGGATAGAAAACAAAGTTTGCAAAAGACATTATTGCTATTAAAAATGTCATATTCGGGGGATACGTATCTTATTTTGTATTAGAGGGAGTAATTCTTGCTCAACACTCTTCTTTATATCATCTATTACATTTACATCTATGTTCATAAATGGTGGGATGATGCCTAGAATACGTAATAGACCGTCTAGAAAGAGAGCTAAACAAGTAAAACCAAGAATCATACTAATGATAGTTGCTTCTCGGTTGTGCTTTGCCATAGAAGCTTCGTCTATTTTACGTGCTTCTTCAACTGCATATTCTATTAGTTTATCAACTTCCTCTTTAGTATAACACAAGTGAGGAAGTATCTGTTTAATTTTTTCTTCGGTCATAAATTATTCCCAATATTCGTCTAGTCTTTCCAACACATTCATAAGAATTCGTTGTGCTGCACCTCTTTGTCTGTCATCCCACTCAGGATACCATGACTTATCGTGAAGACCAGTCTTCATTTTCATAATGTAGGCGGTCATATTGACCTTACTCAGTCGTCCGTTCATATTATTATAGGGGATTACTTTAATATAGGAATAATAGTCCTTCTTCGGACGATGACCATGTGCGATCCCTAACGAATTTAATCGTCATGATCATCCCATTGGTCAGTAAGACCTTTATTATTGAAAAACGCCTTGTATATACCATAACCTGATAGTAAGACTAGGATTACCATCAGTGAAATACCAAAAGTAACATTTGGATTAGCATTATAATGCGGTATGATTGCATTACACTTAGACCACGTACCTGGTAGTGTCCAAACAGGAGGACAGGAACTAAAAAGGAAGGTCATCATTTTTTGCTTTCTCCACTTCTTCCATTAAATCATGTACATCTTTAAGTGAATCTATCTTAGCTAACATATCAGCGATATGCTTATTCACCCATGGTTTCTCTACACGTGCAGCAAACGCAAGTGCCTCACGCAACGACTCTTGTGCGTTCTCTAATGAATTCTGAACTTGATCACTTAGTGCCATTATTATTCTCCTCTGGTAATTGTTTTTTCCATTCTTTAATTAGAAATTGAAGTTCCTCTATTCGCTTCTCGGCAGTTTTAATCTTTTCTTTCATATCCATCGGTGACCCCCCGTTCGGCGTTCAGAAAATTTCATTATCTCCCTTGTCCTCTATACCTTTTCTTTGCTTTATTTCTACTAGTCGCAGAATACTTTGTATGATTCCCACGACCCTGACGGGTCTTCTTGGGGATAGTTTCAATATTTCCCTGACCAGTCAGAGATGCTTTCATTTTAGCCATAAAATTATATTATGTTGATACGTTTGATCCAATTATTATTGTAGGACATTGGAAGGGTCCTGTCAAGGGTCTAGGTGTAGTAGCAGCACCTGCAACTATTGTTTCATCCCCTCCCAGTGGTGGCAAGGCAGCTACACATGGTAACTGACCATTGAAAAAGACAGTGGTGTTACCACCAACTTTCATTGTTCTTGTGCCAGGATTGCAAGGAACTGGGTTAAGTGGATTGACCTTTACAGGAGTAATAGGTGTCGGAACATGTGCTGGTCCTATTATACTGATAGGATTACCTCCACTGTGTACTGTAGTGGGTGTGGGAACCCCTCCAAGTGGTGCTGCTGGATAAATGCAATTCGCACCATCTGTAGAAAGAGTGTCAACGGTTTCTGCAGAAGCAAGGAATGGACCTGTTGGCGATGTCATTTGCGTTTCTCCTTTTCTACTGATTTAACTGCAAGTGTTTCTATAAGTAAGTATACCCAAAAGATACCAAGTACCATGATGGCAAGTAATCTTATGTTCTCTGCATTAACTACGATCATACTACTGTAGCAACTTTTAGAAGATCTTTCTTCAACCCCTCAATGTTATTGTGAAGGTAGTCAAGTGTTTGAGCGATAGTCTCATAGTCTTGATCACTCGCACTGGGTCGCCTGTACATCAACGACGGATTCTCTAACTGGGATATCCTGTTCTCTAGGGTGGTGCACCTCTCGGACAGCCATAGGAGTGTCCTCTCCTGCTCGTTCAGTTGCTTCAATAACTCGTCCTTCATTTTGATCTCCTATGTTATAAGCCTTAGTGGCACGGTTTTCAAAGTTGTCACAGAACTCGTCAAAGTTGTCTAGGATTTCATCCCAATCTTTCCATTCAACTTTTTCCATGATTTTTTCCTGGGGAAATTTTTTTCAAATTCAAGGTTTTGAATTTTCAATTTTGTAATTCTATTTATTTCTCGCTCGTCTGGATACTTTTGTAGGTTAGGGAAGTCACCCTTTTTTGACATCGCTTGGCGACCCAATCGGCATTAAAAAAGGGGCATTTTACTGCCCCTCTTGGATTAGTGTCTGTCGCTGATGTTCCAATATCCACCTGTTGGGGTTGGTAGTGGTTCAAAGTTGCGTGCTGCCATTGCTGCGAGTGCTGCCTTGACTGCGGGATCATTCATTGCTGACTTGTTGACTAGGACTCTTCCGTCATAGATTGGTGTCAGATCTTTGTTGAACATAAATGATTTGTGATTTATACTTATAGTATAGGGGAATCACCTGCATAACGCAACCATCTATATGCCACTCCCTTAAGTGGCACACACCATATCATCGCTGCCTGTCCTTCATCCTTCACCCATAGTTTGGCGAGTGAATATGCGTTTGCCATATTCTCTGCCCATGTGCAACCGTGTTGATCAAAATTTTTCCATGATGCTGGTTGTACTGCGAAGACTGATTGATTTGCTTGACTGATTGGTGTGCCCATTAGAATAAGAAGCGAGTGAGTAGAGCTAGTGCCACTTCAACGAGTGTCACTGTTTGTGGTTCTGCCTTTGGCAGATATGGCATAGAATAGTGTGACATTAAATTTTGACTAATGATTTGGAAATGTTCTGACCAACAAAACCCCTCACTTGGAATGGAATTGTTATGGTCTGGTCTTTGCGTCTGTAAATGAAATGTCTTGATCCTGTTCTATGTAGAACCCACCCGTTTGCACGGGCGAGTTTCAAAAGTTTCTTAGTGGTCATCTCATCACTGTGTTTGATTGTACTTGTGAGACCATCACGGCATCTTGTCTGAATTGCTTCTTATATGCGTAAGCAATGCAGTTGAAGATTACCTCATAATGGTC